GTAGCTGTAGTGGCAGCGTATGAGCATGGAGACATGAAGATGCGTATTTTGGAAGTAACTATCCGATGCTAGGCTTCGCTTTTATGGACAGGATCTACAAAGGCGATTGTTGGTAATCCTTAATCCAACCTATCAATATTATATAGAAAGGTCTGCAACATAATTGCAGGCCTTTTTTTACACATTATAACCCATTTTTTCTTATTTGATAAATACTTATGTCTAACAGCGAGCCGCGAGGCGGACTTATGCAGGAACCCACTGCGTAGACCTAGAACGTCAAAAAGGAGAAAACAATGGGACGTCCAGTAAATAAAAGAAACTTCGGTGCAACCGGTGTTGATGCAACACCTACAGTGCCAATTAGATTCCACGATGGATCAAGCCTTATTGAAGGTAAAATACTTTCACAAAGAGGAACAAACAAATTTAACTGCTCAAACGACGGTGATACAATCACAAGAATTTGCAGATTAACATCAGATGGTTCCGCTCCAAATGCAGAATTTGAAGCACAAATAATCGGTATAGCAGCAGGCGGTAATGCAGTAGCTATTAAAAAACTGTTTAACAGAACAGCAGTTGATTATGATAACAATCGTTATACATGGACAACTGAAGACGACTCGACAGAATCACTACTACGTTTGACAGCTATCTAAGGACTTTATAGATGGCCAGCAAGATTCAACGATTAGGCGTAAAGGATTATAGGATTATTCTAGATACCGTAGGAGATGTCTCTGGCGGTGCTGATAATGCTTCAATCACATTGGATGTTGGTGAATTTGGTGCTGTTAATATAACCGGAGCACTAGATGTTGCCGGTGAACTTACTTCTATTTCTAGCACAGATTTAGAAGTTTCTGACAACATTATCTACATCAACGTTGGAGGTGGATCAGCAGGTGGTATACCTAACACAAATCCATTATTTGGACAAAGTGGTATCACTATAGAAAGATTTGCCATAGACGGTAATAATCCGCAGCTAGTCTTTGATGAAGCGTTAAGAACAATTGATGGTTCAAACTTTGGTGACCCTAGTATTTTACCAGGTAGAAAAGGTGCATTCAGTTTCCAATCTGAAAATTCAGGAGCAGATCCTGATACTAGACTTAGAACAAATTTTGGTTTATGGACACAGAGTGTAAGTGTTGCAGATGATCAAAATCTATATTTGTTAAACAACCAAGCTACGGCAGGAGCAAATGTAGGAGATGCAGCTGAAGCTACCACAGGTATTGTTACAGTAAGAGGAACTGCATGGGAATTAGATGGTGGTAGCACTCTTGTTCCATATGAGGAAAGAGTATTTCCATATGAAAACAGAGATGCAACTAGAAAGATTATCAATGTAGACGGTAATCAGGATAGACTAGCAAGTCCTCCAGATCAGGATGCATTAGTAACAGTTAAAACATTAACAGACTATGTAAGAGATTATCACGAGTTCAATTACCAAGGTAAAATTGCAAAAGATTATATTTTTGGTAGTGAAACCAAAGTTGAAATTTTTGATGATGACGCCGACGGATTAGGTTCATTTAGAATCGACGTAGACGTTAACGGATCACCAAGTGCAAAGTTTTATTCTACAAGAGTAGAATTAAATCAAATACAAGTTTCGGCAACTGAAATATCTTCTATCGGTGCTAATACAAGTGTAACACTTAGAGGCAACGGCGAAGGTGTTGTAGTAGACGACTTCCAAGAGTTTACAGTTCAAGATCCTCTTACTGTTGATACACCAGTAGCAGGAACAAGAGTTTATGCTAATACTTTAGCAGACGGAGGCACAGGACTTTACTTTGCACATCAAGACGGAACCAGAGATGAATTAGTTAGTAGAAATAAAGCATTACTTTTCAGTATAATATTTTAAGGAAGCAAAAATGGCAATAGCGAATACAACAATAAATTTAACAGACACTTTGATACTAACTGTTCCTGCTGATAAGTCTTATGCTATTACTACTATTTTGGTTTGCAACACTGCGGTAGACGACGGAACCGGTTTAAGCGATACAGGATTTGACATGCATGTTATTCCAAATGGACAAACAAAAACTGATACAAATCTAGTTATCAATAATGTAAGAGTAGCAGCGGAAGATACATTTACTTTTAATGTAGAAAGAATAGTATTAGAACAAGGCGATAGCGTGGTATTTGTTGGTAGAACACCGACAAATTTAAGTGCAACAATTAGTTATTTGGAAGTGTAAATGAAGTTTTTTAAGAGACAAACCATACATGAGAGAAAGGTCGGAGACGGTAGTATAATACTGACTGCTGACGGTAATGTTGAAATTACTCCTCCAAGCGGAGAGGTAACAATAGATGGTAATGTCAACATTTCCGGAGATGCCTCTGGACCAAAAACAACTGATGTATTATATGTTAGCCAAGATGGCGACGATGCAAACGATGGGCGCAGCGAAGGAAAGTTTGGTGCTAAAAGAACTATCAAAAGTGCAGTAGAACAGTCTGTTCCTGGAACAACAATTATTGTTGCACCAGGTGATTACTATGAAAACAATCCAATTACTTTACCTGACTTTGTAACTATAACAGGGCAAGGCGAACTACGTAATACAAGAATATTTCCAAAAAATAACACACAAACAATTTTTTATGTAGGTAACGGTTGTTATCTATACCAGTTAACATTCCGTGGTTTAAGATATCCAGGCTGGTGTGCAGAAATACGTCCAGGCACACTTTGCACAACCTCACCTTATATTCAAAACTGCACAAACATGAATGGTCCTTGGCTTAATGATGGAACAGAATTTATACCTTTTGAAACAGTTCAAATAGAAGGCATCGAACCTAGTGCAAGACCACTGATGGTTGAGGATTATCCAGATTTACCATTTGACAAACAAATAAATGACACTGGCGGCGGTGGAGGTATGTATGTCGATGGTGACGCATACGATCCTGCTTCGCTTGTGTTTTCATTTGTTGCAGACGCATTTACGCAGATTGCTCAGGGTGGTATAGGATTCTGGATTGATAACTTTGGTTATACTCAAATCGTTTCTTGCTTTACAGTTTTCTGTTCAACAGGATTTAAAACTACAAACGGCGGTTACCTGTCAATTTCAAACTCAGTTAGTGACTTTGGATTAGAAGGTTGTGTTGCTGACGGGTTTTATCCAATTGCATACACCACAGCAAAACCTACCCAAGACTATTTTTCAAGTGTAGCTAGTGTGACTGTAGATAATCCTGGCGCAGGGTATACATCAGCACCTACAGTTACTTTTGAAGCACCTGAAGGTGCTGGCGGAATTACTGCTACAGGCACAGCAGACATTGATAACACAACAGGTAGAGTTTCTGGAGTAACAATTCTAAATGGAGGAAGCGGGTATACTAGAATTCCTTCAGTTACATTTTCAGGAGGCGGACCTACTGTTGACGCCCAAGGTATTGTAAACTTATCAAGTAACACAGTTATACAAATTGACAGTTTGAGAGACAAGCCGGCAACAGGTAGTATTATAAAATTCCAAGAGGACGACACATACTATTTCATTACTGGTTCTGAAATAGTTCAGCCTCCTTTTGTTTACGATGAGGACGTATGTAGAAGAGATACAAGGCGAATAATTGATGCTGTAACCGGGGATGTTGTTCTAGGAACAACCTATCAATCTCAAGCAGCAGCTACAAGTTATTTACGTGCTACAGCAAGCAAAGTTTTACTCGATCAATTAGCACCTACAGTTTATGCATTAGAAGCAGCTAGAGACTACATGAAAGCTGAAATTACTAATGAAGCAATGAAGGATGAAATTGATCAGCGCTTTAACATTATTACCAGCACATTAAATGCGGGTGATAGCAGTGTTATACCAGAAGCTGGCAGTGATTTGGTTTTAAATGATCTACCAGATATTGATCCAGGTATAAAACAAGCTAAAGACAACATCTTAGATAATAGAGATTTTATTATTGAAGAAGTAACTGCATACATAAACGATCAGTTTACAGAACTCAGCTACAACCAATTGCAATATGAAGAAGATATGCAAAATCTAATAAAAGGTATTGCAATGTATGTTGCTTTAGGCAGCAATCAACATGTTGTTAGATTAGGACAAGAAATTGAGATTAGAGCTAGATTTAAAACATTGTATATCAACAGTTTTAAATTTATACAAAATGCACTAGAAAATCTTGCTCAAGTCCAAGCAGATGCTACAGCTTTAGAGCGTGTAACTGAAGGAATGAATACGTTTGTTAACATCACAGACGATGGCGATAGCAGTCTTATTGTAATCGATATTCCAAATCACGATGGTGCATCAGGAACTTCAAATCCAAAAGACGCAAAGGATCAATTGCTTGCAAACAAAGATTTTATAACAGCTGAATTTGTTGCCTATATACAAAATGAAAATCCTGATTTTACAATTGATGCAGCACAGTTTGAATTAGACTTTGAAAGATTTGTAGAAGCATTAGCATTTGACGTGTTGTATGGTGGCGATAGTGCTACAGTGCAAGAAACCAAATACTATTATGGAAATTTTGATTTTACTGCTCTAGAGTCAACTGAATTACAAACAATGGTTGATGCATTTGCAAGAATGAGATTTGTATTAGGAAGAGTTGTTAGAGGACTATTTGTAACAAAAACACCAGGCAATGCTGAATCACAGGACTTTTCACAACTAACAGCAACAGCCAGTGAAGCTGATGCTATTGATGCTTTGTTATTCAACACACAAGATGTTATTGAAAATCTTACACTTACAAGATTGCCTACTGAAAAAACATATCCAGTTTTTGAAACAGAAGCGCAAGCATTGCAAGATGCAGCAAACACAGTATTAGGCCAAGAAACAATAATTATAGCTAATGCACAAGCAGATATAAATGCTACATATCCTACGCTTACTTACAACATAGACAAGTGTAAACGTGATGTAGGATATATTATTGATGCTGTGTATATTGATGCACAATTGGAATCAAACCACAACAGTATTACAGCCGGTCTTGCTTATCACAGAGCAAACACTGCGTATTTGAATGTTGAACAAAAGCCAGCAACAATTATAGCATTATTAGAAGCTAAAAGATTGAGTGTAGATGCAGCAGCTAGAGATGTAAATTTTGCTAATAGAGTAGATGCTCTTTGGACAGATGTAATCAATCTAATACAATATGATCAGTTACCAAGCGAAGGAACTGAATATACTGTTCCTGGCCCAGCAAGCAATGAACTTATATACACACGAGATCAGTTGGTAGCCAACAGAGATTTCTTAAAAGCAGAAACCACTGCATACATTAACAACAACTACTTTGTATACGACCAAGCCAAGTGCGAAAGAGACACTGGTTTAATTATTGATGCTGCTTATTATGATGCTGCATTAGGAACGAATTACAATGCAGTAACAGCAGGTCTTGCTTATCAGAGAGCAAACAGTGCATATGTTCAAAGCGATCAACAAACAGAAACTGTTGCTGCAATCAATTTTGCAAAAGGCGAAGCTAGCACAGCAACAGCAGGCGATGCTACTGCACAAAGTCGTGTTGAAGCAGCATTTGATGAAGTAGTTGATATTATTGTTAACGGAACAACCAGCACAGATGATGCTGCTGATACACTAGTATGGAACACAGTAAACTTACAAACTGCATTTCAGGTTCAAGCAAAAAATCAACTGCAAAATAACAGAGAATTTTTAGCAGCAGAAGCAGTAGCATTTATTGAAAATAACTATGTAAACTTTACTTACGACCAGGCCAAGTGTGAAAGAGATATTGGCCTAATGTTGGATGCAGTAGCACTTGATGTTGCACTTGGAACAAACTATAACAGTGTTACAGCAGGTCTTGCTTATCAGAGAGCAAGTAGCAGTGTAGTTCAAGACGGTCAGCTATTACAGACAAAAGCAGCAATTGAATTTTTAAGAGATGCAACAGTTCTTTTAGGATTTACTCAAGATGCAGAAACAAGAGTATTAGCAGGTTTTAACGAAATAATTGATATACTTGAAAATGGAGTTGTTAGCACAGATACAGCAGCAGATGCATTGGTATTTCCAACTCCAACAGGAGCAAGTGCAGACAAAGTTGCAGCAAAAGATCAATTAATTGCAAATAAAGAATTTATAAAAGATGAAATTATAGCATGGATTGCTGCAAACTTTCCAAGTCTAACATATGACTCAACCAAATGCGAAAGAGATGTTGGTTATATTGTTGATGCATTGTGTCATGATATTTTATACGGAGGAAACTTTGCAACTCGAACAGTGGCAAACAGCTACTTTGTAGATGGAGTCAGTCAACTAGGCGATCCTGCAGAAGAAGCTGCAACGGCAGATGCTTATGGAAGATTAGCAGATATTGTAGGCGATATTGTAATTGAAGCTGCTGTAGTTAAAACACCAGCAAACGCATTAAATCAAGACACAACAGGCACTCCAGCAAGCTCTACAGAAGCAGATGAAGTATCGGGCTTAGTCCAAGTTATAAGACAAGTTATTGCAGATGGCAATTTAACAAGTCTTCCAACAGAACAACTTCCTAGTGTGCTTTGGGCAACAGTAGATTATCAGCAAGGTTACAATACTATTAAAGGCAACAAAGTATTGCTTCAAACTGATACAACTGACTTTATATCAGATACCTTCCAAAGTTTTACATTTAACACTGATAAATGTAATAGAGACACAAAATACATTGTTGATGCACTAACGTATGATATCTTTTATGGTGGTAATAGTGCAAGTGTTGAAGCAGCAAGAAGCTACTTTGTTGGTGCCGTTAGTCAAGTTGCTGGACAGCAAACCGAAACAGCAAATGCCTTAGCATATATTTCTACAATAATTAGAGATGTGTTACTAGATGTAGCGGTTGCAAATCCAGAACAAACTGATGAAACACAAGATACAACTGCAAGCACTGCTACTAATGATGAAGTTACAAAAGCACAATCATTACTACAGACTTTCCAGGATGTAATTATCAACGGAATTGATAATCTTCCTACTGTAACTTATCCAAATGCAAATCCAATTACACCAAGTGAATTAAGCATACAGGCTGCTGTTGATAATTTAGCATCTGAAAAATCTACTATTATTACAGATACAATAGACTTTATTTCAACTACATACAATGGATTTAGTTATGACGAAGATAAATGTGCTAGAGATGTAGGATACATTGTTGACGCTGTTGTTCACGATGCATTATACACAGGTAATTATGCTACACTGGTAGCAACTAATGCTTATTTCTTAGGAGCAGCGCAATACATTCCTCCTAGTCAGGTTTCACAAACTGTAGATGCATTTACACATTTGAAATCAGTAGCAGGTGAATGTATTAAAGGTGTTGCTGTTACTCCTACACCAGGAAATGCAGAAACACAAGTTTTAGGTGGAAATTACGGCACCACAATAGAAGAAGCAACATGCGATGATTTATTTGATCTTGTAATTGATGCTATTAATACAGGTGGCACAGTAGGACCTCAGTATACACAAGTATTACCAGACTTTACTTGGTTAAGTGATGCAACAAAATTGGTTGCAGCAGATCTACTAAGTCAAAAAGCCATAATACAAAACACTGTTATTACATACATTACTGATAACTTAATTGGTTTCGAATACAATATTGACAAGTGTAAAAGAGATACAGGTTATATTATTGATTCTGCAATATACGATATGATGTATGGCGGTAACAAGCAAACTAAACGTGCAGCAGAAGCATATTATAATGGAGCAATCCTAGGTGCTGCAAAAGTCGGAAATGCAGATCAAACCTTAGTAACTGCCTATACATATTATCATTTGGCAAATGTAATGCAAAAGGTAGCAAACAATGTTGCTATCACAAAGAGTTATAATAACCCGGAAACGCAAGATTTAAGTATACCAGATGGATCTACCATAGGCGGTGATACATTAAAAATACTAGTTGATAGAATAGGTTTAGCTATACAACAAGAGTATACTACAGGTTGGACACAACTAGAACACAACTATCTATTAGGTAGTAGTGAATACTTAGAAGATCGAAATACAATTCTCGAAGCCGAAGATTCAATTGTAGATAATACTATTGCAGACTTGAATTTACAATTTGGTGGTATTGCTAACATTACAGTATTCCCAGGAGTTGTAAGTGTAACTACAGATAAATTTGCTGCACTTTATAACGTGTCAACTATTTCAACATCGGGTCATGCCTTTGAATACGTAGGTGCTGGTATAACATACAATGCACTTCCGTTCTTTGGCGGAACTGCAATACCTGAAGAAGAAATTAAAGAATCAAACCAAGGTAAAGTGTTTGCCGGAGGCACAGTTGACCAAATTGGTAACTTTAGAGTTGGTAACTTCTTTGCAGTAAATGCTCTTAATGGTAGTATTACACTTAACGCTAATCAATTAAACCTAAGCGGTTTAACAAGTATTGGACCACTGATTAGAGACGGTGTGCCAGTTGGTGTTGAGATGAAAGAAATCAGCAACAACCCAGCATTGTTAGCAAGCACAGGTGCAATAGATGCAAACACTGTTCCTACACAAGCAGCAGTTTCAACATATGTTGAAAACAGATACTTAAACAAACTTACAGGTGGCACTGTAAACGGTAGCACAACGTTTGATATTGACGTAACTGTTGACGGAACTTTAATTCTAACAAATAACGATTTAGAAGTTCAATACGGCGGAACGGGTGTAAGCGAATTCACAGAAGATGGTATTTTGTATGGTGACACTGCTAACCCTATAAAAGTTACGGCAGCAGCAGGCACATCCGATGCAACAGACAGTTTCCAAATACTCACTGTAACAAGTGATGTTGATAGCACTCCAATATGGACTGACACAATTGATGGTGGTAGCTTCTAAAAAGCTACCACTTTTACTCCTATGATAAATAACTTTATAACGATTTCTATCGTATAAAAACGGGCGTCTGCATAGACCTGACCCAGACCTAAATAGGAGGCAGCCGTAATGGCAACAAAGATTAGACACAAGCGAAGTGCGGTCGCGGGTAAACAACCCCTAGTATCTCAATTAGATTCAGGCGAATTAGCAATTAACACAGCAGATGGTAAAGTTTTCCTACTGCGTGACGATTCAACAGTTCAAGATATTACAAAACGTATTTTTGACAATGATACAGAAATTGTTGTCACCGATCAAGGTGCAGAGAATGTAGCAGAAATAAATGTTAGAATGAACGGAGTTGATACTGCTCAATTTACAGCAGCAGGTATGAACTTGTATAATGATTTAGATATCGAAAATGCAAAAACTTTAACATTCAAAGAACTTACCGCAGCAGGCGACGACGGTGTAGGTATTAAAGCACCGGATGTGTTAGACTCAGGTTACAATATGACATTGCCTCCGTCACAAGGAACAGTGGGTCAGATATTAGCAACAAACGGAAGCGGTGAATTATTTTTCCAAGATGCTGATATCTTTGGAGGAAACACAGTATATGTTTCGCAAGAACAAGGTGATGATGCTAACGATGGACAGAGCGCTCCAGTTAGAACTGTTAAAAGAGCCTGTCAAATTGCCTCCGGGTTGGTTTACAATGCAGACGGTAGTATCAACTTTAAACGTGTAAACATCAAAGTTGCGGTTGGCGACTATACAGAACAAAACCCAATTATTGTTCCAGATAACACAGTTATCAAAGGCGACGGTTTGCGTGGTTGTATTATCCGTCCTGCAAACGCCAACTTGGACATGCTACGTGTTCGTAACGCATGTTACTTTGGTGAATTTACGTTCCGTGATGGTGTAGACAACAACTTTGTTCCTACTATTACAGCAGACTATGCCGTGGCATTTGACGATCCTTTTGATCCTGCTGTAACAGACCGTGCAGATTATACAAATCTACCAGATACAAGACCAACAATCTTTACATCACCATATATTCAGAACTGTTCGATTATTTCGTTCTTAGGTATGAACGGTGCTAAGATTGACGGTTCAAAAGTTGAATCACCCAACGTTCCGACATACGGTATTGAGGCTGAGAATCCGGTTATTGGTGCTATACCTGAACAAGGTAAGTCAATGGTTGCTAACGCATTTACTATTCTATCATTTGGTGGAACAGCGTGGCGACTAACCAACGATGCTTATGCACAGATCGTGTCTTGTTTCGAAATTTTCCTACTCAACGGTGTTTACTGTCAGTCAGGCGGATATTGTTCAATTACCAACTCTGCTACAAACTTTGGTTTATATGCTCTTAGAGCTAGTGGGTTTTCGCCAAAAGCATTCCAATTTGATAGAAGTTTTGTTACAGCAACCGGTGCTGCTGACGGAAAACAAACAGTAAGCATTGTAGGTATTAATCGTGACGCTCCTGTTGAAGAATTTGTTTTACGCTTTAGAGAATCAGAATATAAGAAAGCATATGAGTTACTTTTATCAAACAAAGATCTAATTGCTTCAGATGTTGTTACATGGATTAACGGACAAATCAGTGCAGCAACACCTAGTATCTGGGCAGGCTTTACATACAATGAAGACAAATGTAAAAGAGATGTTCAAAAAATATTAGATGCAATTAGATATGATATTTTATTCAACAGTAATTACAGAACAATTAGTGCAGCATTACGCTATTTTAACGGTAATGGAACATATTTCTTAAACAACCAAGTCGACCAAACTGTTGCAGCTTTTGCTCAAGCAAAAACGTATACAGCTAACTATTTGTCAGATGCAACTGCGACCAGCAGAGCAAATGCGCTGTGGGATGAAGTAATTGACATTATTCAAAATGGTGAAGGTAATGCTGATGCATACAGCTATCCTACACCAACAAGCGGCACTGATAATGCTAGTGATACTGGTTATTTAAATGCAGCTACCCAATTAACAAACAACACTGCATTTATAAAAGACGAAGTAAACAGCTGGATTGCAGATCAGGTATCCGGAGAAATAGCACCTTTTACAAGTAGTTTTGTTTACGACACTGCAAAATGTGCAAGAGACATTGGTCTTATAATTGATGCGTTAATTTATGACTTAACCTACGGCGGTAATTTACAAACTTACGAAGCAGCACTTGCATACTTTGTTGACGGTGTAGCACAATACGGTAGCGGCCAGTTAGAAGAAACTGTTGCTGCTTATGGTAGATTGAAAACAGTAGTTGAACAAGTTATTGTTGAAACTGCGGTAACAACATCAAGTGGAACTGTAGAAACACAAGACACAACAGCAGATGCTGGTAGTGCAGCCGCAGCAACCACAGCCGGCGATAGAATACAAGAAATTATTGATTACCTAAACGATTCGTCAACTCTTCCAACTAGAATTGAGCCGGATCTTACTTGGGTAAACAGTAATCCGGAATATAGTGCCTATGCAGAATTAGACACCACAGGTCAAATTAATATAGCACAAAATGTTACACAATGGATTAATGAACAAATCCAGGCTAACATTTGGTATGGATTTACATACGATGCATCCAAGTGTAACAGAGATACTCAACTTATTGTAGAAGCTGTTGCAAAGGACACTTGGGACACAGGTAACAGATATTCACGTAGTGCTGGTCTTGCATACTATACACGTAACTTGCAAGATAGTTCTCAGATAACAATCAGTGGGCAGGAATTACAAACTATTGCTGCTATTGATTATGCTAAAACAGAAGCATTAACGTATATTTCAAGTTTGGCAACAGCAGTGCAAGATTTTGTCGGAGCAAGTTTTGATATTGTTACTACAATTATTAATGATCCTAATGACTTGCCAGATCCTACTGAAGTAAGTAGTGCAGGCGATATTACAAATAATTACAAAACTACTCCTACAGAAACAACATTTAATGCTGCCACAGCAGTCAATGCAACTACTAACATTATAACAATTGTAGGACATGGATTTACAAACGGACAAAAAGTTATTTACGATCCAAATGGTAATGCAGTAATACAAGGACTTGACGACGAACAACAATATTATGTCAAACTTCTTAGTGAAGATGAATTTACACTAGCGTTTGACGATAGTTTGGATTTTGATGTTAACATTATTTCTACAAGCACAGGCACACACAAATTCCTTTCTGGTGTAATAGAATTCTTTGTTGACGAGATTTTAAGTAGTCACACAACTTACCAAACACTAGAATTAGAATCTGGATCTGAAGGATTTGAATTTGTTCCTGGTAGAGCAATTACAGGCACAACAGGATCAAATAATAACAGTGCTATTGTTACAAGTTGGACACCTAGAGATCGTTTACTTGTAGTCAGTATTGAAGAGGTTGCAGTAGGACAAAGTCTACTGCGTATCCAATTTGACGAAACAAGTGTTATTGATTCGGACCATACAAGTGGCACACCTAATACTAATATTGGTGTTAACGAAGCTGCTTCTAAACTAGGACTAGGCACAGCAACATTCAGTGTTACAGCTACAGACGGAAGTAGTGCATTGTCTAATCTATCAAACCTGCCAGAAGTGCAATGTTGGTTCCACAGGCCTTCTGTTGTTAACTCATCTGCACACACTTGGGAATATGCAGGTTCTGGAACAGACTATAATGCATTACCACAAAACGGTGGTAACACTAGATCAGAATACGAACAGTTTGAAGAATTGCCAGGACGAGTTTATTCATCAGGAACAAACGAACTTGGTGACTTTAAAGTTGGTGACTTTATTACAGCGTTTAACAGAACTGGTAATATTACCTTTAGAAACAAAGTGCAGGTGGACGAACTTGATGCACTGAGATTGAGCTTGTCAGATGTTGCTATTGAAGAAATTTCAACCAGTGTTAACTTGGGTGACGATGAAATTGGCGGACCTGCTGATAGTAGACTTCCTACACAGTTAGCAGTAAGAAGCTTTATTAGTAACAGACTAGGTGGCTTTGTTGACAAAACTGTATCTACTGCGGCCGTGCCGGGTGCTATTGTTCAGTTGAACGTCAATGGCCAGCTAAACCCTGATTTGATTCCGGCCACACGTCAGTTTACAAACACAAATACACCAGGTTACCAATCACGACTAGAACAAGTAGACGATATTCCAGCTGTTGATTTGAAAGCTGGTGATATTGCTACTGAGAACTACGAACAGGTAGAACTTGCATTGAGCGGCATCATCACCGCTAATGACGGCGATGAAATAACACAACCTGGTGTAGCAGGAGCCGTGGCGTATTCAAAAGGCAACTACAGCCTAAGCACTAACATACTTGTTGTTACACAGGGCGGTGCCTGGGATGATAACGAAGACTCAACAGGAGATCCATGGGAAGTAAGTGCAGGAAATCTTTTTGTAAATGGCGTAGATTCAGGCGTAAACATTACATCTAAAGGACCAAGCACAGAGATTGTTGACAACTGGTTCTTACGTAGTTCAAATTCAAGTCAGTTCTTGGTATTAGATGCAACTCAAAGTTATACGTTTACCACTGATGAAACATGTAGTTTGACATTTGCAGAACGTAACAGCGATATTGCAACTGTAACAACCAGTGCTGCACACAATCTACAAGTAGGTAATACAGTTCAAATTTTGAACACAACAGACGAAACATTTAATGAAAATGGTCTAGTTTTAAGTGTTCCTAGCTCTACGACATTTACTTACACAAACGTAGACAGTGCTGATCCTACAAAAGCAAGTGCAGCAGCAACAGGAACAGTTAGAACTATTGTTACCTCTGCAGACGGTAATGCTCAAGGTGCTGTTACAGAATTCCGCAGTGGTATTGCTGTAAACGTAGACAACGCAAATATCGTAGGCGGTAGTGGTTACCAGCCTGTTTTAGGAACACTGGTTTACGAAAGTGTGCCATTACAAGCCAAAACAGGGTCAGGAACAGGAGCAACAGCTAACCTTACAATCACAGCAGGACAGGTAACAGATGTTGATGTAAACAGAGGTGGAACCGGGTATGCTGTGGGCGATCTATTAGAAATCAATGCCAGTGATGTGGGTGGCACAGGAAGCGGATTTGAAATAGAAGTAACAGCTATTGAAAAACGTGCATATGTGAATATTTTAGGTGGCGAACTGTTTGTTGCTAGTGCATCATCATTAGACTTTGTGGAAGATAACACTGCTGTTGCTACTGCAAAAGAAATAAACCTAGACGATGTTATAACACATAATTTCTTAGCTGGTGATGTAAGTGGTGGCGGTAATGTTGACTATACAACTTATAGAATAACAATTCCAAACCACGGAATGAAAAATGGCGATCCGGTATTGTATGATACTATAGGAAACGTTCCAATTGGCGGATTGTTAAACGAACAGGTATACTATGTAAAGCGTATTGATAGTAATACTATTGAATTATATGAAGGCTTTGCACTACTTAATCAAGTTGAATTTACAAGCACACCGGCTAACAACAATCATAACATCACACGTCAAACAATAAACATAACAGATAATAGTATTATTGTTGAGGATCACGGTTTAACCACAGGTGATGCTATACGTTTTGAATCATTAACTGATGGATCAAGTGCTAACGAACTGTTCGGCACAGTTGGCGCAGGCGGACCAGTTGACACCGGCTCTAGATTCTTTGTTGGTTCTGTTACTACAAACTCATTTACAATACACGCACTGCGTTCTGACGCATTGAGTAGCATAAACGACTTGGTAACAAATGCTCAAGATATTACAACAATAGGTGTAGGAACTGCTGAAGTTATTACTAACAATGTTCAAGTTGAAAGTGTAATTAATACATCAAGTAGATTGCTTGATAACTGGAACACACTTGCTGTTACAAACATTGACGCAGAAAATATTATTTCGGGAACTATTTCACCTTCGAGATTGGCAAGTGCAGGAACACCTAACACAGATACTTTCTTGCGTGGTGATAGTAGCTATCAAACTGTTGTTCAAAGTCTTAAAGTTGCAAATACAACAGACAACCCAATTACACTTACAGGATCGAGTTTAAGTGGCGAATTCTATGGTGATCCAGTTAACATTGGTATTTCCAACGTCGACCTAGATGTTCTTGGAACATTTTCAACATTAGGTGTTGCTAGATTCTTACAGTCACAATTTGATGTGGATGCAGGCGGATCAGGACAAGTATTCATCAAAGACGGTGTTGTTGACGCAGGAACGTTGGATAGTTTAGACAGTGCTTACTTCCTCAATCCAAACAACCTAACCAGTCTTGTTCCTGTAACTAGAGGCGGAACAGGCATTGGAACTTATACTGTTGGTGCTATTGTATATGCACAATCAACATCAACACTAAATGAATTAGAAATAGGAAGACAAAATACTTTCTTAAGATCAAACGGCACTACACCAGAGTGGGGCACAGCACTTGATCTTGCTGAAGGATTGGACGTTGGATCAGCAGCACTTACATCATCAAGCACAGGTGCTGGTAGAGTTTATAACAGCAATGTAAGTAGTTTAAAAATTGGAGGCGATGCAACCAATATTACAATTGGTAGTGCAGCAGGATCAAGAAATTTATTTACATTTATTGCTAGCTATGAAGCAACAATTTCTAGAGATGTTGCAGTAAATTTAGAAAGCATAGTTGCAAACACTGCTGAAGCAGCAGGCAATGGCGACAAAGAAATTATCTTATCAGATACAACTGGCATTTTGGCTGGAATGATTGTAACTGGTAGTGTGGCTATTCCTGCTAATACAACTGTAAGTGGTGTCACTGACGATGCAATATATCTAAGTAATGCTACAACAGGAAGTATACTTACTAGCACTGCACTAACCTTTACTTATACTCCTTATACTTTAGGTATATCAGTTGGTGATAGAATTAATATTGCAACCAGTGGTGTAACCAATCTAGACGGAACATGGCCTGTTAGTGGTGCTACGGCAACTGCTACATCTTTTACAATTAGAACAGACGATCTGGTTACAGCAGATCCGTTAGATGTTCCTGCAGGATCAGCTACCATTAACGGTAACCTAGTTCTTCGTAACGAAAGTATTGTAATAGGACAAGCAGAAACAGATACTGCACCTAACGATGGAATTATAAAAGGGGTAAACGCACTTGGAACAGATGTTTCAGGTGGTGATCTTACTATACAAGCAGGGTTAGGCACAGGCGCTGCTACAGGCGGAGATGTTATTATCAAAACGGGAGACGTAGGTTCTACCGGTGATATACAAAATGATGCACAAGTAAGAATGCGTTTTAATGCAGGCGGCGATACAGAAGTTACTGGATACACAAATTTCTCAACAGATGGTGCAATAAACTTTCCTGTTGGTAATACCGCAGCTAGAACATCCCCACCAGCAGCAGGTGATGCAAGATTCAACAGTGAGATTGTAGCATTTGAAGGCTACGATGGAACAAACTGGGCACCACTAGGTGGTGTAATTGATGTCGATCAAGACACAAAAATCATTGCAGAGACAAGTGCAGGTGCTGATAACGATGACTTAGACTTCTTTACAGCAGGTGTCCAAAGATTGTCGATTGACCAGGATGGTGATTTTAGATTTGGTGCATCTATTAACAAAGTTATAATGGACGGCGCAACCGGCGACACTAACATTGCAGGCACATTAACTGTAGAAGGTGACTTTGTTGTAAATGGAACAACCACAACAATCAACGCTACAACACTTACAGTTGATGATAAAAATATTGAACTAGGATCGGTTGCATCACCAACAGATGCAACAGCTAACGGTGGTGGTATAACACTAAAAGGTGCTACAGATCACACAATAACATGGTCAAATGCTAACGCTAGTTGGGATTTCAGTGAACATGTAAATATTGTTAGCAACAAAGAATACAGAATTGCAGATACCAAAGTGTTAGATGCAACATCTCTAGGTGCTAACATTGTTGATAGTAGCCTAGTAACCAGTGCGTTAACAACTGTTGGAGCTCTAGACTCAGGTAGCATTACCAGCGGCTTTGGAAATGTTAATATCGGAACAAATACATTTACTGGTAACGGTAGTGGATTGACTACGCTAAATGCTAGCCAACTTACAACTGGCACTGTTGCAGGTGCTCGCTTAGGCGGTAATCAAACAATGGCAGGTGTTAAAACATTCAGTAACACCAGTTCTGCAACTTCAACTACAACAGGTGCTGTTAGAATAAGCGGAGGCTTAGGTGTTGCAGGAGCATTGTTTGCTGGTAGTCTAAACACAGCAGACGGTAGTGGTATAGGAAACTTGAATGCAAGTAACCTGGATAGCGGAACTGTTCCAAACGGTAGAATCACAGGCATATACAGTAACCTAACTGGAACTGGTGCTTTAAACCAAGGTAGTATTACAAGCGGCTTTGGAAATATTAATATTGGAACAAGCACATTTACAGGTAACGGTAGCGGTCTTACAAACGTAGATGCAGAAACACTGGATGGACTAGATAGCACAGCATTTTTACAACGCACTGGCGGAACAATGACTGGTAACATCACTTTCAGTGATGACCAAGAAGGTGTTGTTTGGAGTAGAAACACCGACGGTGCAAGTATTAGATTCTACAACACAGGTGATGGCGATAGTAACAGTAGACTAGAATTTAACATCAACGACAACGCCAACGAAGACTTCCGTTTCACATATACTCAAAGTGGAACAACAACAGAACTGCTTCGTATGTTACCAGATGGTGGACAAAATGGTATCACATTCCGTGGAAACACTGTTTGGCATGCTGGCAACGATGGACCAGGGTCAGGACTAAATGCAGACCTATTTGATAACCTAGGTAGCGGATCATTCTTACGCAGTGATGCAAATGACAGTTTCTCAGGAACACTTAGTGGTAGCGGCGCTATCAACATCAGCGGTAATATTACAGCTAATGTATTCACCGGAGATGGTAGCGGACTAACAGGTATCAGTGCCGACAATGCTAACACATTAGATGGATTAGATAGCACACAGTTCTTACGTAGCGATGCAACTGATATCATGACAGGTTGTTTGGTATTTAGAGGACAAGTTGACAACTATGACGGTAACGACAGAAGTGCCTACTGGGATTATGACAACAAAGTTGCAGCAGCTTTTGAACCAGCTGCTAACGACGGTGCTGTTGCTATACTATTCAAATCGGTAGGTAACTCACCAAGTGACTTTGCATACATTGTTTATGACGAAGATTATCCAGAAGCAGGAGTTTCTGCTGGTGAAATTGGTTGTTTACTTTTAAGTTCACAAAATGACGGAACAGGATCATCTGACCATGTGCGTGTGAAATCTCGTTTGGTTGTTGAAGCTGATATCTCAAGTAGTGATCCTACCAATGCTTTCCAAGTTAAAGCAACCAACACCACAACAGACTTGTTTAGAGTTGCACGTGGCGGCGGAGTTTTCTCATCCGGCGAAGTTACAGCTTATTCATCAGATGCCAGATTGAAAACAAATATAAGCCCAATTACAAATGCTATTGAAAAAGTAAAACGCTTGAATGGTGTAAATTATGATTGGGTTGAAAACATCGAAGAGTTAGGATTTAATCCTAAAATCAAATACAATGATGCAGGTGTGTTAGCACAAGAAGTGCAAAAAGTGCTTCCACAGGCTGTTGCACCAGCACCGTTTGATGTAAGTGTTAATCCGTCAACTGGAGAAGAAACCAGCAAGTCAGGCGAAGAATACTTAACAGTTAAGTATGAAAAGATGGTTCCGTTGCTTATAGAAGCAATCAAAGAACAGCAAAACGAAATCGACGAACTCAAGGAGATGGTTAAGAAACTACTCGATAAATAAAAGGATAGCCAGATTTACTGGCTATCTTTCTTGACACGTTTTAAATAGTGTGTTAGCATAAACTAAGAAACAGGAAAAATAATGCCATTACCTCCTACCGGAAGCCAAATTACAATGAGTCAGATCCGCAACTACTTTGGATCATCAACAACTCCGATAAACCTAGGCGGAACATTGGGCCCTTTTATTGGCATTTCAAATGGTAATACTATTTCAATGAGTAGTAGTTTTGGTGGTTATTATTTCCCAGCAACATAATAGGAGCACACTATGAAAACACTTTATGAAGTCTTGAATGTAGACTTGGCCGAAGAATATACAAAGGTAAGAAAAGAAAACACTTTACTTGCTCTTGATCTAGACGACGAACTAGAAGCACAAGTTATTGCAGAAATTCAAGCTATGGATATTCCAGAAGATGATGAAAGTTATCACTGGACACACAAATTTGGAAAATTAGCAGGAGCAGATCTTTTAACCTTAGGAAAAGTTCAACCAGAAAACATGTTGGCTATGGCTAATCTAGGAGACGAAGATTTCCAAAAAGCAGTGAAAATTGCAACAACTTCTGCACGTTCAATGAATACGCTTACAGTAGAAGCAGAAAAAGAACTTAATCAAGAGACAGCACCAACACTATAATGCAATTAAGTATTTGTATTCCTGCTCGAGATCAGGTTCATACAGTATTTGCTCGTAGTCTTGCGTATCTTACAAGTAAACTTACTGCAAAGAATATAAATTATGATTTGCATATTGTGTCAAGCAGCGTTATTGCTGAATCAAGAACACGGTTAGCAAATGAAGCATTGAATGCAAATGCTACTCATTTGCTTTGGTTAGATACTGATTTACATTTTCCACCAACTATAGTAGATACCTTTTTAAAACACGACAAAGATATTGTAGCAGCAAACTATAGCACTAGATACAGTCCTTACCAATCTGTTGCATTTACTGATCCTGACAATATAGAGGAAAGATTGGATGCTACTCGTGGTTTACACAAGGTGTGGGCAGTGGGTATGGGATGTATGATGATAAAAGCAGAAGTTTTTGACAAACTTCCTAAACCTTGGTTTGCTCATCAATATAATAATGAAACCGATAACTTCAGCGGCGAGGATATATATTTTTGTAATCTAGCATACAAACACAACATTGATGTTTGGATTGATGCAGATGTAAGTATGCAAATGGCACATATAGGAATAAAGGCTAATAAGTTATGAGAGCTATAGACAGATTTGAAAAATATGGTAGTCCGACTTTTAATGGACAAGATTATTTAAAAAATCATATTTTGGATAAATTTCCAATTGTAAAAACTGGAGATACAAATAATCTCGAACAAGTATGGAAAAACAATTATGATAGCGAATATGTATGGCTTGTTGATGACAGTATAAGAACCTTTGATACATTTCCTTGGTATTTTAGGCCTAGACAAGAAGAAGAAACGTGTATTCATAAATTTCCATATGTGCATAAGAATAGCAAGAAAATTATCAGTTATGATAAAGTAAAACTGGTTCCTACACAAAAACAAAAGTATAAAGAAATAGAACACAATTATATTTGCGGATGTTACGATCCTTATTATGGAAAAGAAAAGTTTGATATTTTCTTTATAGACGGCGACAGCACTCAAAAAGAATGGGCTATGAATAATATTCCTAATGTGCAAATCGTAGAATCTTTTGAACAAGCACAGCAAAGATCGTTTACTGATATGTTTTGGGTTGTATGGCATGATACAATAATGCGTCCAACATTTAAGTTTTCATATGTGCCAGACGATTGGAGTTTAGATTATGTTCATACTTTTGGCAATGGAGATTTAGATCAGCTTGATGGCATTATACTTTGTCCAAAAAACTATGCAATGACTGATAAAGAGTTAGAACACAGATTTTTTGCCAAAAAGAAAGAAATAAGAATTGTAGCTAGCGATCCAAGAAAGTTTGATCAATTTAAAATAAACAATTACAATGATTATCAACACGCATTCAAATACAGCACTACAGAAATGTTTTGGGGAATACCCGACTGTATTGACATTGTAAATGATGATATTTTTTCAATGTATATTTCTTATCATAATAAAGCTGATAGAAAACAAAATCATGTGTTTAAAAATGGAACACGCTACGACGGGCTTGTGTTGTATAGCAAGCATAGCATAGTGACCGAAAAAGAAATAATTTATAAATTTATTGCATCTAGAATTGAACACGATTTAGAAGTAAGTAAACCTAAACCATTTGATAGATTTACTATAAACACTTACGAAGATTATCTCAATGCTATAAAAGATACTACCACAGATATGTTCTGGGGCATTCCGGATGACGTTGATGTAAAAAAAGATTTTAAATGGGACGAAGAATTAGACAAAGATGAAATAGATAGAAGAACAAATTACATTTTCTTAAATGGTGAGCATAGAGACGGTGTAGTGCTGTTTAATAAGTTTGAAGAAGTTACAGTTAAAGAAATTGAGAATAGATTTTTTGTTAACAAAAAAGAATTAGATATTGTTGCCAGCGAACCAAAGAAGTATGATAAATTTACCATAGATACTTATGAAGATTATACTAATGCATTGTATAGCAGCAAGACAAATATGTTTTGGGGAGTGCCTAGCGATGTAATTGTTAGAGACGATTTTGATTTTTCATTGTATTTTAGTCATTATAATAACCATGATAGAAATACTAATCATATTTTCAATAATGGAAAATACAAAGACGGAGTTGTGCTTTTTAGTAAAAATTCTTTAGTCAGTGAAAAAGAAATAGAACATAGATTTTATATTACAAAAAAAGAATGGAATATAGTTGCTAGCGATCCTAAGCCGTATCCTGTTTTTAATGTTAATAATTACAAACAGTATTTAGAAGCATTTGATAAATCTCCTACTGATTTATTTTTTATTAAACCTGATGATATCATTGTAAATGATGATTTCAATTGGAATTTTTATATCGATCATCATAATCAATACGAAAGAAAAATAAATCATGTTTGGAAAAACGGCGAGTATTTTGACGGTATTGCATTAACTAGTAAATCTTTGAATTTAACAGATAGAGAAATTGAGCATAGATTTTATGCCATCAAAAAAGAATACGACACACAAGCCAGCAAACCTAAACCTTTTGATATTGTTTTTATAAGTTACAATGAGCCTAATGCAGATGAAAATTTTAAAAAACTTACTGAAAAATTTCCTAATGCAAAAAGAGTAAATGGTGTAAAAGGAATACACCAAGCACATATTGCTGCTGCCAAAATAGCAAAAACAGATATGTTTTGGGTTGTAGATGCAGATGCACAAATTATTGATGACTTTGAATTTGATTATCAAATTAGTCATTACGATTTAGATGGACGAAACACAGTGTATGTATGGAGAAGTTTAAATCCTATAAACGGATTAATTTATGGGTATGGCGGAGTTAAATTATTACCTAAGCATTTAACTTTGAATATGAATACAAACACGCCTGATATGACTACAAGTATAAGTCGAAACTTCAAAAGTGTGCCACAAATGAGCAACATAAGTGCATTTAACACTGACGAGTTTTCTACATGGAAAAGTGCATTTAGAGAATGTGTAAAGTTAGCCAGCAAATCTATAGACAGACAAAATGACGAAGAAACTGAGTTTAGATTAAATGCATGGTGCACCAGAGGTATTGACAAACCATTCGGTGATGCGGCGATTAGCGGTGCTATTCACGGCAAAAAATACGGTGAATTTGCGGCGAATAATACTGAAGCATTGAAAAAGATAAATGATTTTGAATGGCTAGAAGAACAGTTTAAGCAATCATATCAACAAGACGTATAACTGTTTCTAATTTGCTTTGATTTGTTTTATTTCTTAACGTATTGTTTAGACCTTGATGCAAAGGCTTGGGCCATTTTTTAAATGCTACCCATGCATATCCATCATGTTCGTTGTTTAATTTTGGAATAAATTCGTTTTCTACTACACACAAATATGTGTGAAAATGGAAAAACTGATCATTAGAAATAAAACTTTCCAACGGAACAGTTTTCTTTATTTCGGGTGTTTCGCCTATCTCTTCTACGATTTCTCTTTGCAAACCTTCCCAAGGAGTTTCGCCGTCTTCATTAGTGCCTCCAACTAGTCCCCATAATTCTTTTTGTTTACCTTGGGTTCTATGGAGTAGCAAAAAACGTTTAGTTTTTAAACTATAGAATAAGGTTCCGCTGCATGTAATTTTTTTATTCATAAAAATAGTTATATTATAAAACCAAATCCCAGGTGCCGTTTGAATAGTAACCGTCGATGGCTTTTTGCCAAAAATAACTGTTGAAATAGTATTGTGTGTTTGTTGTAAGATTTGTTATGTAAACAGTTTCTGTCGATTCGCTTGCGTCAAATACTATATTCCACTTGCTACCATCCCATTCTACAATATCATAATGGTCTGCAATAAAGTCATCACCTGATACACTCTTCCAGGCATCAGCCCCATCTTCGTTCAAGTATAATACATAACGAACAGTTACATCAGCAGGCGCTGGCGAGTCTAGTTTAATCACATACTTGTCGTCTTTGTTAATTGCAGTAGATGTTACCTTAACACCGTTAACAAAAATATCATGTCCATATACAGCATCAAAGTCTGTTTCTGTATCAATAGTATTATCAGGCAACAAGAAAGATTGCTTGCGCTCAACTTTACCGCCAATAGGTGCTAACATAAGCAAACGTGCTCCTAAAGGAATATCTGATTTAGTAGCACCGTAGTGTGTAATAGGATTAAATGTTCTAGGATTAATTATATAATCAATTGTGCCTTCATCGTTTGCGCTACGAGCAATACCCGGTATTAGCGTATCTGTAGGCAAAGTATCTACATCCCATTCAATGTCTAATGTATATTTGTCGGATGCGTTAATAGTAAATGTTCCAACAATTGGATTTATTAATTCGGCTCTTTTTAATCTTATTTGACTAATACCTTCTTGATATGTAGCAAACTCCTCAGCCTCTATTACATTAAGCCATGTAACTTCACCTATGCGTAATTTTTTATTAATACTTAGTTTAGCAGTATCACTATCAATAATTATATCAAGATTTCTGTAAGTTGTAACTAATGGAGCCTTTAATGTTAACTGCGTATCAGAAGCCACGCCATAAACATTTCGTGGTCTTGAATCGTCATCTGGATCGACAATTACATCGTCAAATTCGCCTTTGACTAATCCATCTTTTGGAGCAACTGTTCCTGGTTCGACAGTGTTAGCACCAACACCTATCACTGTATTAGATGGATCTGTTAAATCTGTTAATCCGTTGCCTATGTTTGTTTGACCATCGTTAATAACACTTCCATCAGGTAAAACTGTTATATCGGAGGTGTTAGACACATCTGTTCCTGTATCTGGATTGAAGCCATCTAGTTCAACTGTTCCTGTATCTACGTTGAATACACTTGTAATAATACTTGTAATTACACCTAGCTTCTTAACTTTTGCAGGAGGTGAAATGTATATAGGAGCAGTAAATGCCATTGTAGCAACATCTATATCTGATTCGGTGCCAGTAGGTATACTTCTACTGCTAAACGTCAGGCTGTCCATATTTAATACAGTAAGACTTGTCCAGTCAACATAATTGTCACTGGTTTGTAATTCTAAATCAGGATTAAAGATCATTAGTATCTGTTCCATGATTTGCAATTTTTGTTCTGTGTTTGTAGTCCATAAATCTACATTAACGCTGAGATTATAAGGCGTAGGATGCAAACGTTCTACTGTATAACCATTGCCTTGTGTGGTTTTATATTCTTTAGCAACAGGATCCCATTCACGCTCTCTTACATTGACCTTGCTAACAAAACTACTGTCGCTCAAACGTGTTCTATCCATTTCTAATGCAGTAATATAAACTGCCATGCGAGGAGCACTTGGCATTTTGTTTTCACTATTATCTCGCATGATATTAGAAACTTGTCTAGTCAAGTCTCCATACATAACAGGAACATTTGTTAAGTTACCGTCACTGTCCTTGTATTGGAAATAACTGAAAGCTCTTATAATTTGGCTTATATATCTACGTATTTGTCCATCATAAAAAAATTGCATTAGTAATCTGACCTCGGTCTAAGTGCTTTAGAAATAGCTTGTCTTTCGGCCTCACGTCTTGCATATATGTAGATATCATACCTACCAGTAAGTTCAAGTTTCTCTTGAACGTTGTTAATAATAGGCAACTGAATACGCAATTTTCCGGTTCCATCGTCAGAAAATAGATCTGGATGATCTTCTAAAGCATAATCATATTCTAACAATGTGTTTTGGTTTTTTATCACTACAAAAAGAGCTGTTGTAGGATAACTTATATCAGTATCGATAATTATATCATCCTTTTCTGCATTAACAACGTCTGCACCTAATTTATTAAAATACATATAGTTTGTATTATTAATAAATGTGCCTTTTTGTGTATCTCGTGTATCGTTTGGTGTCATTGTAGTGCGAACATCGTCTTCAACTTTTTTCCATGTTCTTCCTGTATAGTAAAATAAACGGTTTGGAAAAAAATCTTTTCTTAAAAAATAATCTCCTTGTGAACTTAAATTACTTGCAGGAAAATTTACTCCTTCGCCATAAGGAACACCATTTGGTGGCAACCCATCGCCAACTAAGTATCCCAAATATGCACTATTAGGAGGATTCATCATCAACATATCAGCAGATATTAATCCGTCCGCAGTTAATTCTGTAGTGTCTGCACTGAGTATATATACTTCTCCGTTTTCTCTAACTGTAACTGTAAAGAATTGAGTTGTATCATATCCGCTTGCTTTTACATCTAATTCTGCTTGTGCAATAACAGCCTCATTAATTTCCATTTCTTTGCTATACGTGCTAAGAACATCACGTAAAGTATTGCCTTCAGGATTGTCTTCGTCTGCTGGCAAGTTCAAAATATCTTTGTATTCTTGAGAATCAACAAGTTGTTTTAGTTTAAGTCTATACAAGTGCGGATACCAAGTCTGACTAAATCCTTCTGCTGCACGATTTACATCTTCTACTACATAAAATCTTTTTAGTGCAACGTCAAAATCATTAAGTGCATACTCATCTTTAAGGTGCGGTAATTCAATTACATCACCACTAATAAATTTTCTACCTAATGTTTTTACACTGCTGTTAATATGCACGGTCAAGAATATCATATCATTGCTTAAAAAAATACCAAACTGACTAAGATCAAAGTAGGCCTCTTGGACACTGTAATGTCCTCTAAGCGTATAAACGTCTTCGTCATACTTTCTGTCACGATTCTCTAAAAAAAGTAAGTCTTGTATGTTCTTAACGCTAACATTTTCATACTGAGGTTTGTCAGCAGTGGCATCACCTTCGCTGGCTAATTTTGGACCTAGATACTTATGCACAACTACATCTGTTCCACCTACAGTGAATTGTTCAAAGATAATATTATCTATAAAATCGTAGTCGTTGCTTTTAGTTGGTCTATATAAACTTAATCGTGGCATACTATATTTATCGACACGATAAATACTATTGGAGATAACTTATGGCTGATACTACTACAGAGAAACAAGAAATTTTTAATTATGTTAATACCTTCTTGGGTGGAGGTATGGTTGATGTAGAATTGGATCCTATACATTATGAAACAGCGTTGGAAAAATCACTAAGCAAATATAGACAACGCAGTGAAAACAGTGTAGAAGAAAGTTACATTACTTTACCTTTAGAGCAAGACAAGAACGAATATATACTTCCGCAAGAAATAATCGAAGTTAGAAAAATATACAGACGTAGTATAGGAAGTAGACTTGGCGGAAGCGCCGACGGTGGTAGTTTGTTTGAGCCATTTAACCTAGCATATACAAACACATATTTGCTAGCAGGCAGTGGCATAGGCGGATTAGCCACATACGATTTCTTTGCACAGCAACAAGAACTTGTAGGACGTATGTTTGGTAGTTTTTTAGAATTTACTTGGAACACCAGCAATAAAAAATTAACAGTATTACAAAGACCACGAGCAGATGAGGAAGTATTACTTTGGTGCTACAACTATAGACCAGACTTTGAACTGTTTAAAGATTATAAAGCATACCAGTGGATCAAAGATTATACACTTGCTAACTGCAAATATATGTTAGGCGAAGCACGTAGTAAATTCTCAACAATTGCTGGCCCAGGCGGCGGAACAACATTAAACGGTGATACGCTAAAAGCCGAAGCACAGCAAGAAATGGAAAAACTTGAAATGGATCTTGCAATGGCTGTTGCAGGTGGAACAGGATACGGGTTCTTAATTGGATAAACGTAACAGAATTGCTGTTGAACAAACAATTGAATACACAGGAAAAACACATCGGAGACATTTTTTAAATTGGTTTGTAAAAGAAAACAATATAAAAAGTATGGCCGAAGTTGGAGTAAGGCACGGTAGCACTTGTTTTCATTTGCTAAACAATAATCCAGAATTAAAAATATATGCTATAGATAAAAGCATAAATGGATTTTACAATGAAACAATTAAAAAAAGATATGGTAATAGATTAATTGCTATAGAAGCATTTAGTCACATAGCTGCTGATTCAATCAAAGACGGTTGCTTAGATTTAGTTTTTATCGATGCAGACCATAGTTATGAATGTGTAAAAAATGATATTCTAGCATACACACCTAAACTGAAAGCAGGAGGATGGCTTACTGGTCATGACATAGATTTTCCTGGTGTGAATAAAGCAGTAAATGAATTAGTAAAACATTACGAAGTTGGAACCAATAATGTTTGGTTGACAAGCATTTAATTTTCATATATTATGTAACAATGCAAAAATTAAAATTACTAGTAATCGGTCACGGCAGGCACGGTAAAGATACTGTTTGTGAAATATTACGTGATAAGTATGATTATAGTTTTGAGAGCAGTTCTCGGTTCTGCTCTAAGTTGTTTATATACGATATGTTGAAGGACAAATATGGATATACTGATGAAGAACAGTGCTACGCTGACAGGCATAATCACCGAGCAGAATGGTATGATGCTATCTGCGATTATAATGTTCCTGACGCGGCACGTCTAGGCAGAGAAATATTTAAAGCGCATGATATCTACTGTGGATTGAGAAACAAGCGTGAATTTTTTGCTATGAAGAATACAGGTGTATTTGACCATGTTATTTGGGTAGACCGCAGCGACTATCTTCCTCCAGAAGACAAAAACAGCATGAGTTTAGAACCTTGGATGGCAGACTATCATATTGACAACAACGGAACACTTAATGATTTAAAATTTTGGGTTAAAGATTTGATGTCATATTTACATAGTTAAACACGCATTTTTCTTGTTATAAACCCCATTTTCTATGCGGATCAGGTAAATAATAGTAATAATGACCCATAGGAGAAAAAAACAATGGTAGGATTAGTATCACCAGGCGTTCAGGTAAATGTAATTGACGAGAGTTTTTACACACCGGCCGAACCTGGCACAACGCCAATTATTTTTGTTGCTACAGAACAAAATAAAGTTAACGGAGCAGGCACAGGTATAGCTCCAGGAACACTAAAAGCAAATGCAGATAAAGTTTACTTGATTAGTTCACAAAGAGAACTTGTTGAAACTTTTGGTGATCCTAAATTTATTACTGATGCAAATAACAATCCTGTTCACGGAGGGGAACAGAATGAATACGGACTTCAAGCAGCATACAGCTACTTAGGCGTAAGTAATCTTGCTTATGTAGTAAGAGCCGATGTTGATCTTGCTGCACTAAATGGTAGTCCTATTCCTACTGCGGCTGATCCAGATGATGGCACATACTGGTTAGACACAGAATCATCTACTTACGGTGTATTTGAGTGGAATGGTGCTAGCATTTTGACAGCAGGCGGACAAACATTTACAAATAAATTACCAATAGTAATTTACGACGAAACACAACTTGTAGGTAACAGTGTTACAGGTATACCAAAAGGGTCAGTTGGTGCTGTAGGCGATTATGCACTTGTTGCAACTACAAACATTGTGAAATCATATTATAAATCTCCAGGTAACGCTACAGGACTTTCAGCAGGACAATGGGTCGAAGTTGGTAGCGCAAATTGGAAAGCAAGCTGGCCTGTAGTAACAGCAGCTAATCCAAATGTAACTATCGTTGCAGGTGATGCATTTGACATCATTACAAATGTAGGAACAACAACAGTTACATCAACTGGAGACTTAGAGCAATTTGTTATTGACATTAACACAGCATGTGTAAGTGCTGCAAACGGTGTAAGTGTTGCACTAGTTGATGGCAAAATGGAATTTTATGTGGATGGTAGTGATGGCGAAATGACACTAGCAGATGGTAATAACACACCGCTTGCTACACTAGGTATCACAGCTGGACAATATGTAACTCCTAAGTTACAAATTACTCCTCACACAGAAGTTCCAGAATACAAAACAAATGACACAACACCACGTCCGACAGGTTCGCTTTGGATTAAAACCACAGAACCAAATCTAGGCGCACGTTGGAGAGTAAGACGTTGGAACGAAAGCACAGAGCTTTGGGATTCAGTAGATGCACCAATTTATGATTCAAACGTAGATGCATTATATGAGTTAGATCGCTCTGGTGGCGGATCAAACTTAGCAGCAGGTGATTTATATATTCAAGCAAACGTTGCAGCAGATACAAGCCCAATTGGTAATTTCAGAATTTATGTAAGAAATGCTAGCGGTGCAACAACTGTAACAACAGGAAAGTTTGATACAACAACATTAACTGCTGGTTCAAAATCTTTTGATATTGCAGAAAGTGATGCAGGCTCAGGCACAATGGGTGCAGCGAAAACAGCAACATTTGTTGCCACTGGTAGCTCAGACGATGCAGACTTAATGGCAGAAGCAATCAACTCATTAAACTTTGAAAACATTGTAGCAAGTGTTGACAGCCAAGATAGGGTTACAATCACTCATAGAGACGGCGGTGAAATACACTTTGTTGATACAAGCAATGCATTAACTGATGCAGGGTTTACACCATATGATACGTCTGCACTAACAGGCACAGTAAACTTGTATTGGCAAGATGGCGCATCTGGATCAGATCCAGAGCAATATAAAGCATCTCTTTGGAAGCCACTAACATATACTGCAAGCGATGATGCACCAACAGCACTAGCAGCTGACGGCGCATTATGGTATAGCAGCGTCATTGACGAAGTAGATATTATGGTTCACAACGGTGAAAAGTGGGTAGGTTTACTATATGATGGTGCTTCTGGACAAAGCAATATTGCTAGCCCATACTATGATGTAGATCCAGCACAAGCACCAGATCCAGCAGGACCTTTTGTAAGAGTTACAGCACCAGAAGACGGTGATCGTTCAGACGGCGGTAACCTAGTAGATGGCGATATTTGGGTAAGCACAGCAGATATGGATAACTATCCAAGAGTTTACCGTTATAATACTTTACTAGCACAATGGGTAGAGCTAGACGGAACAGATCAAACAACTGAAAATGGCGTCTTATTTGCAGACGCACGTTACAACACAAACGGTGCAAACAGTGACGAAGCAGGTGATATAGCAGACTTGATGACAACTGATTACGTTGATCCAGACTGCCCAGATCCAGCACTATATCCAAAAGGAATGTTGCTTTGGAACCTGCGTAGAAGCGGATTTAATGTAAAGCGTTTTGTGCGTAACTATATTGACACTGCGCAAGACAACCCACAGTATGGTCCAGGTGATGGCGAATCAATGATTAACTATTATCCAAACCGTTGGGTTACAGAATCAGCTAACCAAGAAGACGGAAAAGGTAGCTTTGGTAGAAAAGCACAAAGAAAAGTTGTTGTGCAAGCACTACAAGCTACTGTAAACAGTAATGAAGATATTAGAGACGAAGAAAGACGTATCTTTAACTTGATTGCTACTCCAGGATATCCAGAGCTAATTGGTGAAATGATTAGTTTAAACTACGACAGAAACTTAACAGCATTTGTTGTTGGCGATACACCATCTAGACTAGCACCTAACACTACAGAACTAAACGATTGGGCAACTAATGCTGCACTAGCATTAGAAGACAATGATAACGGTTTAGTTAGTAGAGACGAATACATGGGTGTTTGGTATCCATGGGGCTTTACAAGTGATAATGTAGGTAACAACATTGTTGTTCCTCCGAGTCATATGGTTCTTAGAGTAATTGCGCTTAATGACCAAGTTGCATTTCCTTGGTTCGCACCAGCAGGAACAAGACGCGGCGGTGTTACAAACGCAACCAGCGTAGGATATGTAAACAGCGAAGGCGAGTTTGAGAGTATTTCTCTTAACGAAGGACAGCGTGATACACTGTATACACAAAATGTAAACCCAATTACATTCTTAGTAGGCGCAGGACTAGTTGTCTTTGGACAAAAGACTCGAGCAAGAAACGCAAGTGCGCTAGACAGAGTGAACGTAGCAAGACTTATCATTTACATGAGAAGTCAACTTACAAAACTTGCTAAACCTTATCTATTTGAACCAAATGATAAGATTACAAGAGACGAAGTAAAACAAGCAGTAGAAAGTTTGTTAGTTGAGCTTGTAAGTTTGAGAGCACTATATGACTTCTTAGTTGTATGTGACGAATCAAACAACACACCGGCTAGAATTGACAGAAACGAACTATATGTTGATATTGCAATCGAACCAGTCAAAGCAATTGAATTTATTTACATTCCATTGCGTATTAAAAATACTGGTGAAATATCTGGACTATCTGCTTAATATCATAATGAGGGGGCAAAAATAAATGTCCCCTCAAATGATAAATACATGTGAATAGGAGAATAGATTAAATGGCAATCTCAACACTTACAAATATCACAGTTCCATTAGCAAACGATACAAGTGCTAATAACCAAGGCCTATTAATGCCTAAGCTACAGTATCGTTTCCGTGTAACGTTAGAAAATTTTGGAGTTTCTGCAGATACACAAGAACTAACAAAACAAGTTGTAGACGTATCGCGTCCAAATGTAAACTTTGAACAAATGACACTTGATGTGTATAACTCAAAAGTATTCCTTGCCGGTAAACACACATGGCAAGAAGTATCACTTAACCTACGTGACGATGTAAACGGTAACGTTCAAAAATTAGTAGGTGAGCAATTACAAAAGCAGTTCGACTTCTTTGAACAAGCAAGTGCTGCTTCAGGCTTAGATTACAAATTTACAATGCGTATGGAAATCCTAGACGGTGGCAACGGAACCGCTGCACCTATCGTATTAGACACATGGGAATTATACGGTTGTTACCTAACTAGTGCAAACTACGGAACATTAGATTATTCGCAGAGCGCACCTGTTCAAGTTGAACTAAGCATCCAATATGATAATGCAGTTCAAACACCGCAAGGCTCAGGCGTTGGAGCACCAGTTCCACGTAACGTTAGCTCGTTAACAACAGGCGGCGGTATATAAATTAATTAAGAGATTGCTAACTAAATTAAGGAGCCTATGGCTCCTTTTTTTATAATCTACGCACTTATATAATAAGATAAATATTAATATGAGTAACTCGGCACAATTTGACAATTTAGGAGCAATAGGTGCGCCCAAAGGTGATGTAGGCGATTACGCCCATGCGGCTGCATTATATTTACGTAGTAATTATAGACTAACTCCAAAAACAAAATTTCTTTATCATGTTGTATTCAATCTGAATCAAGAAGCATTGTCTACATTGGGTTCTGCTGGTAACAGTTTCAACAAGAAAGAATTAAATCTATTGTGTAGCCAGGCTGAAGCACCAAAGTATTCAATTGATACAGATACAAAAAATCAATACAATAGAAAAAAAGTTATACAGACTAGAATGCGCTATATGCCATTGCGTTTTACATTTCACGATGACAGACAAGGAACAACCAACTTGTTTTGGGAATCTTACTTTAGATACAATTACCAAGATCCTAATTTAAAAGAAAGTGATTTTAATCCTAGAAATTTATATGCAGGAAGTTTGAATAGCCGTTATGGACTTGATAAATTAAAGTCGGCCGGTCCGTTGATAAAATCTATAACAGTAAATCAAATATACAGCATTGCAGCTAATCCAAAATTTGAAGCATTTACACTTGTTAATCCTATCATAGCATCTTGGGATCACGACGAATTAGATCAAACTGATGGCGCCAACTTTTTACAAAATACCATGTCTATCGAATATGAAAGTGTGTATTATGAACGAGGTAATACTGGAGAAGACAATCCTGTCGGGTTCAGAGATCCAGCACATTATGATACTGGACAAAGTAAATTATCAACCGGCGGCGGCACTAACACAGGATTTATCGCAGATAATAGTAATGCATTTTCTGATCTTGTAAAAGGAAATATTCCTATATCTACACTACTTGCTGGGTTTAATATATTCAATCAAAACTTGCCTACAAACAATACTGGATTTAGTATATCAGGACAACCAACTACAAATCCTATCCCAGCAGGACAAAATAGTTTTCAATTTCCTAGACAGACTACCTACAGTTCAAGCACAGAATCAACTCAAGCATCTTCACCTGTTATAAACGGTATTACAGGAAGAAGTAGAGGAGAAATTGCACAAGCAGCTTCACAAAATAGTTTGTTTGCATCTGAACTAGCACAGAGCGCTTTCGCTGTATTGCCTAGTTCTTCGTTTGATAGCGACTTACAAAACGCACTACAAGACTATTCACTTGCAGGTAATATAACAGAACGTAATGCAGTATTTGCCAGTTTAAGCGAATCTCAAAAACAGAGTGCTGTAAATACAGCAATAGAAAACATACCTAATATACAAAGAAGGTTATCGGCATGAGTAGTTTAACAGATCCTAGTATTAATCCAGAAACAGATCCTAATAATCCCAAAGGCAGTGTAAAAGCCTTTTTTGACAAATACTTTGTTAAAAAAATCAGCATGAGTGCTAACGAAGTAGACAGTGTAGTTGGATTTTTTGAAAAACGAGGGTTTGATAAACAAAGTGCAATTGCAACAGCAAGTGTTTTACTTCAGCAGGCTAAGATTGACAATGTAAAAGTTTTTAGTTTACTTGATACTTTGAGAGGATTAAATGAAGTTCAAATAAGTCAGTTGGTAGCAGCAATACTTAACAGTAACAGAAGTGCAGTTAGCGGATTAGGCTATAGAATTAACAGCGACTTTATTACAAAAGAACAAAGAAATATTAAACTATAATGTCACGTTTTGCCCAAGGAAAATACACATGCAAAAACCCTGACAAGTATATTGGAGGAAGAAATCCTACATATCGTAGCAGCTGGGAATTTGCATTTATGCGTTTTTGTGACACAAATGAAAGCGTAGAACAGTGGGCTAGTGAAGCAATAAAGATTCCTTATAGAAATCCTCTAAGTGGAAAATATACAATTTACGTGCCAGACTTTTTTATTGTTTATGCAGATAAGACTGGCAAAAAGCATGTGGAACTTATAGAAATAAAACCTGCTAACCAAACAATATTAGAAAAAACAGGAAAAAGTAGAGCTAATCAATTACATTTTGCTGTAAATCAAGCTAAATGGGCAGCAGCAAGAGCATACTGCAAACAAAAAGGCATTACCTTTCGTATTGTAAACGAAGGAGATATTTTCCATCAAGGCAAGCGTAGATAAATAATAGTAGTATTTAATGGACTACAACAATGACAAAAAAACTTGAAGAAATGTTAAATTTGCCAGAAAACAAAGATTTACCGGAAACTGAGCCCGAAATTGAATTGCCTGCCGAACACGAATCGACATTTAGAGACATAGAAGAATTTGATAAAATTGCTAGTGCGCTGCCAACTGTAAAAGGGCTAGGTGACATGGCAGACAAAGAACTAAACGAAGTAGCTAACAAGGCAATGAGTGCATATGAAGATTTAATGGACCTTGGAATGAATGTTGAAAGTAGATATTCAGGTAGAGTATTTGAAGTTGCCGGCACTATGTTAAAAACAAACCTAGATGCTAAAGTTGCAAAATTAGATAAAAAACTTAAAATGGTCGAACTACAACTTAAAAAAGAAAAGATGGATAGAGATAGTGGACCAGGTGATGGCGATATTGTCAATGGCGAAGGCTATGTTGTCACAGATAGAAACAGTCTGTTAGAGCGTCTAAAAGGTCTTGATAAAGATAAATAGTATATAATAGGATCCATTAAAATGAAAAAATTTGCTGATTATTTAACTGAGTCTAAAAAGACATATGAATTTAAAATTGGAATTGCAGGAGAGTTGCCCGAAGATTGTGCAGACCGTATGGAAACAGCCATGCAAAAATTTGGTTGCATTAAATTATCAGATGGTAAGAAAACTCCAATTCAAGAACGTCCATTAGATTTTCCACAGTTGGAAAACATGGAAGTAACATATTTTGAAACAGAATGCACTTATCCCACAACTCCTCAAGTGCTACAACACTACTTAGGAAGTTGCTGCAATATTCCACAAAGCCATTTGATTGTGCGTAATCCAAACGAACAACAAGAACTTTATCAGCAAGAAAAAATGGAAGAAGTATACGAGCCTATGCTAACAAAAGAAGACATGGGCGGCGAGAGTGCGCAAGAATCAGTTGGCGGCAATCGTGTAATGGATCTACTAAAAGAATTAGAAACTGCTCGCAGTGAACGCGGCAACGACTATGTAGGCGATGCGCCAGTGGGCGAAAGTGCTGATATTAGCGATGCTGAAAATACAAAAA